TGAGCCGACTCACCATCATGGGAACATCCTTAAGTTTATCAGTATGGCTTGCAGCCCAAGCATATGCGTGATATACTATAATTAAAAGTTACCAACATTATGTCTGAAGATTTCAGTCGAATTGCGTCAGCACTCGAAAGAATTGCAAATTCATTAGAACATTTGCATATTGAAAAAATTGACCATGCTCACATCGATGACATCGGTGAGATACATGGTGATGTTATTACACATCCTAAACAATTTTAATGAATTTTACAAATGTCTGATTTTGGCCCCCTCGATTTTAAAAAAGAAGGTATTGTACTTGACTATAAAACTGCTGGTGTTGATATTGATGCTGGTAATAGTTTTGTAGAAGATCTTAAAACTAAAGTTCCTGGCCTTGGTGGCTTTGGAGGAATGATAAAGGTTCCTGTAGGATATGAGGAACCTATTTTAGTATCTGGTGCTGATGGTGTTGGAACTAAACTCAATATATGTACAGTTGCTAATGACTATACAACTATAGGTCAAGACCTAGTTGCTATGTGTGTTAACGATGTAATTACTTCTGGTGCTAATCCATTATATTTCTTAGATTATATTTCCACTCAGAGATTGGATGGTAATGTAGCAGATATTATGGTCGGTATTGTGAAGGGATGTGAGATAGCAGGTATGGATCTCTTAGGTGGAGAAACTGCTGAACATCCAAGACAACTTCATTATGATATGGCAGGGTTTTGTACTGGTATAGTAGATAAGAAGGATATTGTAGATGGGAAAAGTATTAAACCAAGCGATAAAGTTATTGGTCTAGCAAGTAGTGGTCTTCATAGTAATGGATATAGTCTTGTTAATTATCTATTGACTAGACATCAAATATTTTATGCTGATCATCCTGAGTTACTTACACCTACTACAATCTATGCACCAGTAGTGAAGAGATTGTTACAAGAGTTTGATGACATATATGGTATGGCACATATCACAGGTGGTGGTATTCCTGAGAACCTACCACGTTGCTTACCAAAAGGATTAAAGGTTGATGTAGATTATAATGCATGGTCTGTACCAGAAATCTTTAAGAAGATTCAACTTAAAGGTAATGTTGAAGAATTTGAAATGAGAAGAGTATTTAATCTTGGTATTGGATACTGTCTAGTTGTTCCTGATAATATTAAGTACTATGTGATGGATTTTATTAGACAGGAAGGTATTGATTGTTGGGAGATAGGAGAAGTATATGAGTGAAGTAGTACATTCAGTTAATATAATGATTGCTATCTTACTTGTTGCAGTAGGTATAGTAATCTACTACATATTTAAGTACGATGAGTTTTGGCCAAATGGGAGCGATGACACCACCGTCACGGAAGAGTTGTTACAACTTCCGAGTGACGAAAATAGACAAGGTTCTTGATGGTGACACTATCGATGTTACTATTGACCTCGGTTTTGATCTATACAAGAAAGAAAGAGTTAGAGTTGCAGGCGTTGATACGCCAGAGAAAAGAACAAGAGACTTGGAAGAGAAGGCATTGGGAATAGATGCTACTAACTGGTTAAAAGAAAAACTTACTGAGACTATTAAAGGAGATGATGAGCTCACTATTAGAACAGAACTTAAGGGTGGCGTTGGGAAGTATGGTAGGCTTCTTGGTTGGCTCTATGTTGGCGAATCTACTATTTCACTAAATGAACAAATGATTGAGGAAGGTTATGCTTGGGAATATGATGGTGGAACTAAACAAAAAGATTTTGAGCAGCTACGTGAAATTAGGAGAACGTTTGGGACATTGGTCTAGTCTTAATCAAACATACATAGATTCAAAAGGTAGAACAGGCAGACGTTTATATGCTGACTGGTTAATATCAACAGAGGAATATGAGCAAGCAAGCAGAAATTTATCTAGGGAATCCTAATCTTAAGAAGGCTAATGTCGCATATGACTTTAGTCCAGAAGATGTTAAGGAGTTTGTTAAGTGCTCTCAAGATCCTGTATACTTTATCAGAGAGTATATTAGAATTGTATCTCTTGATGAAGGTATTATACCTTTTACCATGTATGATTTTCAAGAAGACATGGTTCAAAGGTTTCATAAACATAGATTTAATATTGCTAAACTACCTAGACAGTCTGGTAAATCTACAATTGTAACAGCATATCTATTATGGTATGTGCTCTTTAATGATAATGTAAATGTCGCAATCCTCGCAAACAAAGCAGCCACTGCAAGAGAAATGTTGGGTCGCCTACAACTTTCTTATGAGAATCTCCCAAAATGGATGCAACAAGGTATTGTCGGATGGAACAAAGGGAGCTTGGAGTTGGAGAACGGAAGTAAGATCTTGGCTGCTTCTACTTCTGCTAGTGCTGTTCGGGGCATGTCCTTTAACATTATATTTCTGGACGAATTCGCATTCGTTCCGAATCATATTGCAGAGCAGTTTTTTAGTTCTGTGTATCCTACTATATCTTCTGGTAAAAAAACAAAAGTTATTATTATTTCTACACCTCATGGGATGAATATGTTTTACAAACTCTGGCATGATGCGGAGCGTAAAGCAAACGAATATATTCCTACAGAAGTTCATTGGTCTCAGGTTCCTGGTAGGGATGAAGTATGGAAAGAACAAACTATTAGAAATACTTCTGAGCAACAGTTTAGAGTTGAGTTTGATTGTGAGTTCTTAGGATCAGTTGATACATTAATCAGTCCAAGTAAATTAAGGATTATGCCATATGAAGATCCTATTAAACAAAATAGAGGTCTTGCAGTATATGAAGATGTTAAAGAGGATCATAATTATATTCTTACTGTTGATGTATCACGTGGTATTGGTGGGGATTACTCTGCGTTTTGTGTCATGGATACAACTACATTACCGTATACTTTAGTTGCGAGATATAAAAATAATGAAATTAAACCTATTATATTACCTAACATTATAGTTGATGTAGCTAAGAACTATAATGGTGCTTATATATTATGTGAGGTAAATGATATAGGAGGACAGGTAGCAGACATCATTCAGTACGATTTGGAATATGAGAATCTACTAATGGCTGCTATGAGAGGAAGAGCAGGGCAACAATTAGGACAAGGGTTCTCAGGTAAGAAGACACAACTTGGTGTGAAGATGAGTACTGCTGTTAAACAAGTTGGTTGTTCTAACCTTAAAGCATTAATAGAAGATGATAAATTAATCATTAAGGATTATGATACTATTGCAGAATTGACTACCTTTATTCAGAAAGGTAATAGTTTCCAAGCAGAAGACGGATGTCATGATGACCTTGCTATGTGTTTGGTTATGTTTGCGTGGATGGCTATGCAAGAGTACTTTAAAGAGATGCATGATAATGATGTAAGGGCTAGGATATATGCGGATCAAAGAGATTCAATAGAACAAGACATGGCCCCATTTGGGTTTATCAATGATGGGCAAGAGGAAGATGTTATTGTAGATGCTCAGGGGGAGCGATGGGAAGTTGCGGAATATGGAGATGTACAGCACATGCTAGACTTTAGGTAAGATTTCAAAAATATAAATAATCTTAGTTAACCGCTATCGGGATTTAATCGGAGTTTATAAACATGGCAGCCAATCAATCATCGCCAGGTATAGTTGTACAGGAGAGAGACCTGACTACTATTACCAGTCTAGCAACAGCAAATGTGGGTGTATTAGCAGCTCCATTTGAATTAGGTCCTGTTGAAGAGGTAGTTCAGATCTCATCTGAAAAACAGTTATCGGAAGTATTCGGAGAGCCTAACGATTATAATTTTGAGTATTGGTTTACTGCAGCACAGTATCTTGCATATGGTGGTGTTCTTAAAACAATTAGGGTTGCATCTACTGCACTGAAGAATGGTGTTAATACAGGTACTGCTCCACTAATTAAAAATATTGATGAGTATGAAGCAAGTTACGAAGGTGGTACTAACGGTTGGGAATTTGCTGCAAGAACTCCAGGTAGTAAAGGTAATTCGATTGGCGTATTCATAACTGATGCTGGTGCTGATCAAATTGCTGTTCTCCCTGCTCCTGGTTCAGGTAACGAGCACGAGTTTGTTGCTGATGAAGCAGTAAGTGCTGCTTCTGGTGCTGCTGGTAAAGTATTTAAGTATAGCATAGTATTAACAGTTGATACAGTTGTTGGATCATTTACTCCTGGAGCAACTACAACAATTAACATTGGTGGTTCTCAAGAATCAGTTGATGTTCTTGGTTATGACTCTGCTAATAAGAAACTTGAAATTGGTCTTCCTGGTGGTGGAGTAACAGGTATTCTTACTGATGATCAAGTAATCACACAGGGTACTAACACTGCTGCTATTAATGCAACTATCGAACGTCGTCTATACATTGGTTTAGATAAGGACAGCATTGAATTTGTTGCTACTGATAGCATTCAAGATACTAACTCAACTGCAATTGCAATAGAGTCAGTTCGTGGTGAGTACGCAGAGCGTGAGTATCTTCCTGGATTTAAGTGGATTAATGCTGGTGGCCGTCCTGGAACTTCTCAGTATGCAGCTGCTGCTGGTGGTAGAAACGATGAAATACATATTCTTGTAGTAGATATTGATGGTAAGATCACAGGAACTCCTGGAGCACTTCTTGAGAAATTTACTCATATATCTAAAGCATCTGATGCTAAGACTTCAGTTGGTGAAACAAACTACTACCCAACAGTAATTAAGCAAAGATCTGGTTACATCTATTGGGGATCACACGAAGCAACAGGATTTGCTGCAACTGGTACTTCATCTGATGGGGATTGGGGTCAGGATGCTGCACGTCAGTTTAACCTACTACGTTCTGCTGCTGGTACTACAGATTATCCTGCTGGTGCAACAACACTTGGTTCTAAGAATAATGCAACATGGTATTATCGTTTAGCAAGTGGTGCTGACTATACAATTGCTGGATCTAACTATACTGTAGGTAGTTCAGATGTTCAATCAGCATACGATTTAGTATCTGATCCTGAGTCACAAACAATCGACTTCATCCTTACTGGTCCTTCTGGTGCTGATGATGCTTCTGCTCTTGCTAAGATAACCGCACTGGTTAACATCGTTGAAGAGCGTAGAGATTGCATGCTATTTGTTTCTCCACGTAGAGCAAACGTTGTTGGTGTAAGTAATACAACTACTGCAACAACCAACCTTGTTGATTTCTTTGATCAACTCCCAAGTTCTTCTTACGTTGTATTCGATTCTGGATACAAGTACATGTATGACAAGTACAATGATGTATACCGATATATTCCATGTAACGGAGACATTGCTGGACTTTGCTTACAGACAACAGAGACTGCAGAACCTTGGTTCTCACCTGCTGGTTTCCAACGTGGTGGAATAAGAAATGCAATTAAACTTGCATACACACCTAATAAGACTCAGCGTGACACACTATACAGTTCAAGGATTAACCCAATAGTTGCATTCCCAGGACAAGGAATTGTTCTTTACGGTGATAAGACTGCACAATCATTTGCTAGTGCATTCGATAGAATTAACGTTCGTCGTTTGTTCCTAACAATTGAGAGAGTAATCTCTGGTGCTGCTAAGTCACAACTCTTCGAGCAAAACGATGAAGCACAAAGAGGTTTATTCCTCAACATCGTTGAACCATACATGAGAGATGTACAAGGTCGTCGTGGTGTAACTGACTTCCTAGTTAAGTGTGATGAGAGTAACAACCCACCTGATGCAGTTGATCGTGGTGAGTTCTATGCAGAAGTATATGTTAAGCCAACACGTACTATTAACTTCATAACACTAACATTTGTTGCTACACGTACAGGTGTTTCCTTCAGTGAGGTTGCAAGCTAAATAACTAAGAGTTCGAGATGGATTCAAATAGCGGAGATTTCTCCGCTATTTTTTTGTCAAAAAATAACAAATACTAAATATAGAGGAAAGGTTTTAACGTTAGGAATTTTCTCATGGCTCAAAGAGGTAATATTGATACATTCAAATCGAATGTATATTCAGATTTCGCAAGACCCAATCTGTTCCAGGTAGATGTAAATTTTCCTACGGATCTAGGATTGTCTAATGCTTCATCATTAAAAACATTAGCAAATTTTGTTGTTAGAGCAGCAAACTTACCAGCATCACAGATAGGTGTTGTTGAAGTTCCTTTTAGAGGACGTGTTTTGAAACTTGCTGGTGATCGTACATTTGAACCTTGGACAATTACAATTCAGAATGATAGTGGATTTAAATTGAGAACTGCATTTGAAAATTGGATGCAAAAGATACAGGAGTATGATGAGAACTATACTGCTATTGCTACAGGAGCAGGTGGTACAACATCTACTACTGCAAATACAGTTGGTTACTTCGCTGATATGGAAGTTCATCAATTATCTAGAAATGAGAAAGGTACTTCTACTGGTGGTACTACTGGTACAGGATCACATAAGGTTATTAAGTCTTATAAGTTCTTCCAAGTATTCCCAAGTAATATTGCAGCAATAGATCTTGACTTTGGAAATAATGACGCAGTTGAAGAATTCACTGTAGAGTTACAAGTCCAATACTGGAAGCCTATTACTGGTACTGCTAATTCTGCAGCATCAAGTGATAGCTAAAAGTAGGGGTTTTGAAAGTCGCCTAAATAGAGAAGGAACAATAGAAATTTAGTAATGTCGCAGCTCTTTGGATTTAGTTTAGAGAGGGCAAAGAAGGTTCCCAAGGGGCCTTCTTTTGTTCAAAAGGATACCTTAGATGGATCACAACCTATTGTAGGTGGTGGTTACTATGGCTATTCTATTGACATGGATGGCACTATTCGTAATGAGTACGAACTAATCACCCGATATAGGGAGATGGTTTTACAACCAGAATGTGATAGTGCGGTTGATGATGTAGTTAACGAAACTATTTGTGGTAACTTTGATGATGTTCCAGTACAAGTTGAGTTATCAAATTTAAAACAATCAGAAAAAATTAAGAAGTTGATCCGTGAGGAGTTCGATGAAATCCTACGTCTTCTTGATTTTGATAATAGATCTTACGAAATCTTCCGTCGATGGTATGTTGATGGGAGACTTTTTTATCATAAGGTAATCGATCCTAAAAACCCTAGAGGTGGAATGATCGAACTTAGATATATTGACCCACGTAAGATTCGTAAAGTTACTGAGTATGAGGAAAAGAAACCTGGTGAATTGAGAGGTGTTGATCTTAATACTCAACTCACACAGAAGGCAGCAAGTTATTATCTATACAATCCAAAAGGATTAAAGAATAGTACTAATCAGGGTATGAAGATTGCTCCTGATTCAATAAGTTATTCTCACTCTGGTATTCAAGATCTCAATAAGAATATGGTCTTGTCTCATTTGCATAAAGCAATTAAGGCAGTCAATCAGTTAAGAATGATTGAAGACTCTCTTGTTATCTACAGATTATCAAGAGCACCAGAAAGAAGAATTTTCTATATTGATGTAGGTAACCTTCCCAAGAATAAAGCGGAACAATATCTACGTGAGGTAATGGGTCGTTACAGAAACAAACTTGTATACGATGCAAACACTGGTGAGATCAAGGATGACAAGAAGTTCATGTCTATGCTTGAGGACTTCTGGTTACCTAGAAGAGAAGGTGGAAGAGGAACTGAAATTACTACATTACCTGGTGG